CAGGAGCTGGAGGCGTGCTGTGAGTGGCTGCACTGGCAAAATCTAGCGACACACCCGGAGCTAATCCCATCACTCCGCGCCGCTCGCCGCTCCAAGCCACAAACACTCAACAGTATTGCTCTGCAGATGCTGAGCACCATCGAAGAGATGGGCGTTGTAATTCCAGAGATCACCGACACCATCCGCCGCGCACTGGAGCAGCTTGATGACTGACCTATCACCCGCCGCGCAGGCGGTGCTGGATGCCGTTGAAGACGACTGCATACACCCCACAGACCTACACCGCATTGCCGCCGCCGCCCTGCGAGCTGCTGCTTTTCAACTGAGTTTTGGTCATGCGACCGGGGATGGCATTTTGTGCGAGGACGACCTTCTCGCCATCGCTGCCGAACTGGAGACCCAGCGATGAAAGTAAACACCGCTCGACTTCTTGAAGAATGCGTTCAACGTGGAATCCTTGGAGGTATCATCAATGAAGACCTAACTGCAAATGAAGATTGGCTTGTTGAGCGATTCACTCAACGAGTGATGAATGAGATTGATGAGTACTTTACATTTGGAGAAAACGATGACTAATCTCTCCCCCGCCGCGCAGGCGGTACTGGATGCTGCCAACGACGCTCAATGTTATGATCCTGACGACTACCTCAATGAATCTCGCTGGATTGCTGCTGCCGCCCTGCGGGCCGCTGCAGATCAGGTGGTTCCAGCACCACGTCTTCCGTATGATTCTTGCTGTGATGTAAGTGCATCAGCAATACGAGCCGAACTTCTGGCCATTGCTATTGAACTTGAAACCCAGTAGTCACCTTCGCTAATAGGGGTGCCCGGTGACTGGTCCGCACGAGGTGCCAGCCTCACCGCTGCCGGGCACAGCGGACGCCTTGAGACCAAAAGGAAACAAGGCGATAACCCTAGCCAGCACCAGTCCTCCCATACGGTTGTAACGAAATGCGACAGCCCGGCTTGCTACCGGGCTTCTGTTGTGTAACACTAAGGGCAAGCCCGCCCCGGCTGGCCCTCTATTACTGATTAACAATGGACGATCCACTTCAAATTCACTTCGACCGCTCCAAGCTCAGCCCTTGGTATTTCGCCGTTAGCTGGGCTCGTTTCATGCTTGAGCAGAAGATCCGGCAGTACAAAGACTGGGGCTTCAGCACCAGCTACGACGAATCTCAGCTGGAGCGTCTGCTGGACCTAGAACAGTTTTTGAAAATGACCTGGGACGAGCGTATGGAAGCCCTCAGCACCAGCCAAGCTGTACAGGAGGTCCAGTGAGCCAGGTACTTGACATTGAAGAGCTGCGCTTTGAAGGTGACCATCTTGTTGTCGATGCCGTTGTTGACGAGATGGTTGTGGTCATTCCGCAAAGCCACCTCTACCCAGCCGAGTGGGGGCCTGCCCTGTGCCGAGGCACCCTCTACTTTTCAGATGAAGACTTAATTCCAGCGACCGATGCCGAACTCCGGGCCATGCTCACAGATCGGGTCGACGACTGGGCTCCAATCGACACGTCTGATTGGAACGACTGAGGCCCGCGAGCTTCGCAACGCAGAGGATTACGACGACTGGCTTTATGCCATGGAGCCGATCCCCGGCGACACGCACTGGGTCCGGGTTCGCACCTTGACCCAGCTTTATCGCCACCTGATTTACGTGTTCGCCACCAGCGACACCATCAGCTCCACTCGACTTGCACAGCTGGCGATCCACGAGATTCTCAAGTTGAGACTCACGGATCTCACCCGGATACGCCAGCAAGATCCCAACTACTTCGCATGACTGACTGGTACGCCGACTACTACCGCCAATCGCGGGGCTACAACGACAACGACTTGCGCGAGCTGCGCAGTGCTCCACGCAAGCCATCAACACAGGTGCCGGACGTGTTCAAGCACAGGTTTGCTGATCCTGCTGAGTACGATGCTTGGGTCGAAGAGCGCCGCCGTGCCTACTTCGACTGAACTTGATCCAATCCCGAATGACTGAAAACTCAATGGTGCCCTTCTACCGCTCCTACCTGTTGGGGGGGAAGATGGTCTACCTGGACAAGCTCTCGGAGTTGTCCGACAGCGAATTAAACATGCTCAACATTGAGACAATGGCCTCACTGGAGGAGGCTCGCCGCGACTACGAGGCGGTCGAGAACAAGCAAAGCGAGGAAGGCGGCTCGGTCTACCGCCGCCTCAAGGTGGCTGGTTATTTCCAAGCCGCTATCAAACTAGAGCTTCAAAACTGACCATTCCCTACTACACTGCACCCGTTCTTACTCATGAGCATGTACGTCCTCTCTGAATCCCAGTTCGATCAAATCTCCAAAGCACTTGAAGCAGCGCGGTTTGCACTGGAAACGTCCCAACACGTTCAGCTGGATCTGACTAAGCCCAAACAGACCATTCCTCTGCCAGCTGGTGAAAAGCTTGTACGTACATCTGACGTACGCAAGCCGCAGTCTCAAAGTAAGACTCGTAAGTCCAGCCGCAAGGGCAAGCGTGGGCACGCGGTGTTGACCGAGAACAAAGTGCTGGAGATCAAGCGCCAGTTGGCTGCTGGTGGTAAGTCGGTGGCCAAGATTGCGCGGGAGTTTGGCGTTCACTCCACCACCATCAATTGCATTAAGTGGAACAAGACGTGGAAACACGTTCAGGTTCAGCAGCCCGCACCTGTTGTGGTGGCTGACTGATGGGCATACTGCAGCACGGTCACGCTACGAGCGCTGGTCAGTCACCGACGTACAAGTCGTGGGTTGCGATGCGCCAGCGGTGTCAAAAGCCCGGAGTTACTGGTTATCACAATTACGGTGGTGCGGGCGTTCGTGTGTGTCCAAGATGGGACTCATTTGAGAACTTTCTTGCGGATATGGGCGAACGTCCCACAGGCACTACTTTGGGGCGCATCGGCGACATAGGCAATTACGAGCCAGGTAATTGCGCTTGGCAAACAACAAAAGAGCAAGCAAAGCCTGGCTCGCGTAATAATCAAGCAAAACTTACGGAAGAGCAGGTTATTTGTGCCAGGGCGCTTTACGCGCCTGGTAAACGTAACGGTTGTTCTTTATCCAATATGGCCAAAGACCTAGGTGTACGTAAGGGCACTTTAGGTAAGGCCGTATCTGGTTTTAGCTGGGGGCATGTCTAATGGTTTTATGCGATCATGAGATCCACAACTTGGCACGCAGAGGTTTAGTAACGCCGTTTCAGGCAGAACTAATTAACCCTGCATCGTTAGATGTTCGACTAGGTGAAAACCTTTTAGTCGAACTGCCCACAACGTCTAACCTGGTTCCGTACTCTATTGCTGGGCATACGAAGGAAAAACCTTTCATGCTTCAGCCCCATGAATTCATACTTTCGGAAACGATGGAGCAGTTCAAGCTGCCTGATTGTGTTGCTGGGCAGCTCGCTCTTAAGTCGTCTCGTGCCAGGGAGGGGATTGAGCATCTTCTGGCCGGGTACATAGATCCAGGTTTTGCGGGGCGATTAACGCTGGAATTGCAGAACGCTAGATCCATGCACGCTGTGCCGTTGTGGCCTGGGATGAGGATCGCGCAGATTGTCTTCCACAAGATGTCGATGCTTCCTGGCAAGAGCTATTCGCTTACTGGCCGTTATCACGGCGACACTGCTGTTCAGGCTTCCAAAGGATGAGTGATCCAGTAAATCAGCCCAGTCATTACACGGCTGGGCGCGTTGAGGTTATCGACGTGATTGAGGATTGGGTAAAAGGCGCCCCAGATGCTGTTGTTGGTGGGCTGCATTGGCAGGTCATCAAATACGTCAGTCGGGCGTGGCTGAAGAAAGATCCTTATGAGGATTTTTGTAAGGCCCGGTGGTACTTAAATCGGCTAATTAACACTCTTGCTACTGAACCCTACAGAAACGACTGATTGTTCCAGTGGACTATTGCTCGCACACTTTTCGCAAAATTGTTGACAGCTACAACTGGAAAAACGGTTCGACCATTCGGTCGTACCGCCTGCAGTGCAAGTGCTGCGGGTATAAGTGGAATGTCTACTACGACAGGAAACTAAAGAAGGAAGTTACGCCTTCCTCAATGTCAGATCACAAGGTGCTTAATCTCAAGCGGTTTACGCCGGAGGAGGTCAAGCTGATCCTGACAGATCCGCGCCCTGGAACGGAACTGGCCGAGCTGTTTGGTGTGACGCACCAGTCCGTTAGTCAGGTCAGGACAGGTCATGCTTACAAGGATTTGTGGCCTGAAATTCCTCGTAGGGGCGGCGTTAAATCTCAACGCATTACCACTGCATTACCTAAGGCTGCAAAAAGTAATTGCCGTGATTGTGTGCATTGGTGGCAAAAGCAGTGCAGCCTTGGGGTTCCCGAGGCTGGTGGGGTGTTTGCTGATGAGTGCTCGTTTTTTGAACTTGAAGGGTGATGGCAATTTCCATTAACAGCAGGGCGTGCCAGGGCTGTGGGACGCCGACAACAAATCCTATTTTGTGCATGAAGTGTTATCGCACCAGTCCTGCGGGGAGGCAGGAGGAAAAGATGGAGCGGCTGCGGCTGAGCTACAAGCCCCAAGCGGATGGTGGCCCATGCAAATGCTGCATACATTGGGGGCGTAAATGCCTGCTC